GCGTTCCCGATTAGATGAAACCTCAATTGCTATTGTAAAAATAGACAGAGATAAGTGGTGGGTTAAAGACATCTTACATGGTAGATGGAATATTAAAGAAACAGCAAAGAGAATTTTAAACTCAGCCATAAGTGTTGAGTCTAATTCTGTTGGAATTGAAACAGGAGCATTGCGTAACGCCATCTTACCCTACTTGGAAGATGAAATGAGAACCGAAAACAAGTGGTTATCGTTAATAGAGTTACGACATGGTGGTAAAAAGAAGATAGATAGAATTACATGGTCGCTTCAAGGCAGAATGGAGCATGGTCAGATAACATTCAATCCAGATAAAGACTGGAAACACTTTAAAAGTCAAATGTTAGACTTTCCAAACAAAATGGCACATGACGATTTACTTGATTCGTTAGCCTATATAGACCAAGTGAGCGTTTCAGACTTCGCCCACTCAATAGAATTAGAAGAAGAATGGAGTCCAGTAGATGATATTGCAGGATATTGAAGATTTAGATAAAGAAGATTATGAGGATGTTTTAGAATTTAGTGCCGACCAGTCTACATTACCAATGAGATATGTAGCAGCACTATCTATTATTGCAAATTTAGCAAATGATATAGACTCAACTCTAGTGAAAGATGATTCAAGAGTAGACCTATCTATTTGTAAGATGATAATGGATGGAGTTATAGAGATAGAGGATATGTCGCAAAGTTTACATTGATAATGAGAATCATTCGCATTAAATCTTCTGTTTGTGTTATAATCGCAAGAATTTCTTAGGAATAAAATTTTATGCTTGACAAGAAAGAACAACAATACCAAGCCCTAGCTAGTTGGTTGATGTATAGACTGGAGGGTTGGAGAACTCACCGAGATATTAACTATACCCCCAAATGGGATGAATATTATCGTATATGGCGTGGAATTTGGGATTCATCAGACAAAACAAGAACAGCAGAACGCTCAAGAATCATAGCACCTGCAACACAACAAGCAGTTGAATCCTCTGTTGCTGAACTAGAAGAGGCAACATTTGGGCGAGGTAAGTGGTTCGATATACAAGATGATATGCTTGACCAAGATAATAGTGAAGCTGAGTATATCAGAAATTTATTGCAGGAAGATTTAGAGAAAACAGGCTGTAAAGATGCAATTGCAGAGGTTTTCCTCAATGGTGCTATCTATGGAACAGGCGTTGCAAAGATTGTTGTTAATCAAACTGTAGAAAGAGCACCTGCAGAACAGCCAGTAGAGGGTTCAATGACAGGAATGAGGAGTATTACAGAATATGCCTCTATAGATGTTAAGATTGAGCCTATATCACCTAAAGAATTTCTAATTGACCCTGCTGCTAACTCTATTAATGAGGCATTAGGTGTCGCCCACGAAGTAATCAAGCCTAGATATCATGTTGTTCAGGGTATTCAGTCAGGAATATACCGAGATGTACCCCTTGATGGTGATTATGATACAGTCAAATTTAGCTATGACCCAGAAACTAAACAGGCAGACGAGTCTGATTCAGTAAAAATTACCGAATATTGGGGATTAGTGCCAAAGAGATTCCTTAAAGCAAAGGCAGACAAGGATGACTTTGAATATACTAAGAAAGATGAATTAGTAGAGGCAGTAGTAACTATATGTAATGATGAGTACATCCTTAGAGTAGAGGAAAATGCCTTTATGATGGTTGATAGACCATTTGTTTCCTACCAACACGACATTATCCCAAATAAATTCTGGGGTAGGGGTGTGGTTGAGAAGGGATATAACGCCCAAAAAGCCCTAGATGCTGAGATGAGGGCGAGAATAGACTCAATGGCATTACGCAATACAATGATGATGGCTGCTGATGCGACTCGACTACCAAGAGGAACGAAATTTGAGGTCAGAGCAGGTAAAACTGTACTAACCAATGGTAATCCTAGAGAGGCTATCATGCCTTTAGACATGGGTGCAATGGATGCAAGTACATTTAACCAAGTATCATCACTTCAAAACATGATTCAGATGGGTACTGGTAGTAGCGACATGGTTACAGGGCAACAAGATACTGCTAGTGGTATGTCAATGATGCAATCTGCATCTATCAAAAGACAGAAGCGTACATTAATGAACTTCCAAAACACTTTCCTTATCCCTATGATAAATAAGTCAATGTGGAGAAAGATACAGTTTGATGTAGACAGATACCCTGTTAGTGATTATAAGTTTATACCTTATTCTACTATGGGAATCATGGCAAAAGAATTAGAAATGCAACAAATGGTGCAAATGTTACAGGCTATACCTAAAGATTCACCTGCATTTAATGTTATTTTACTGGCAATGTTCCAAAACTCTAGTATACATAACCGCGACCAGATTGTATTTGGTCTACAGCAGGGGCAAGAGCCTAATCCAGAGATGGAGCAGATGCAACAAATGGGTATACAGCTACAAGTACAACAAGCACAAGCTGAGATTCAGAAAACTATGGCTGAAGCTGAAGAAGAGAAGGCAAAAGCTATTTTACATACAGCACAAGCTGGTTCATTACAGCCAACAGAGGCAGATATGGCTAAAGAACAAGTGCAAATTGCCAAGATGGGTGCAGATGTTGCTAGACAGCAATCTGAAACAGCCAGAAATATACCAGAAGTAGAGCATTTAAAATCTGAAACAATATTAAACCTAGCTAAAGCTAGAGCAGAAGGAACTAAATCTGTAATCAATCAAAGAGTACAGTAGAAACATGGCAAAGACAGACGAGCAGTTCCTAACGGACAGAATGTCCATGATGGAAACAGAAGGTTGGCATGATTTAGTTGCTGATTTAAAGAATTTAGAATCTAATATTACTAATATTAATAATATTAATTCTGAGCAAGACCTTTGGGTAATCAAGGGTCAGTTGCGTATTGTAAACTTTATATTAAGTTTAGATACTGCGACTACAATAGCGTTGGAAGAACTCCAAGATGGAAATCCAACATAATATAACTTCATAACCCATAGAGGGCGGAGAACAAATGAGTATAGTAGTAGAAGAAACACCGAAAGTAGAAGCACCTTCAGAGGAAGTGCAGGTAGAAGAAGTACAGGCAACGGAAGAAGCAGTTGAAGAAGTAAATGGAAATGTAGAAGCCGAACCAGAGTACGAAACACCAGCCAAATATGAGGGAAAATCTCTACAAGAGGTAATTGAAATGCATCAGAATGTCGAACAGGCATTTGGTAAACAAGGAACTGAGGTTGGAGAACAACGGAAGTTAATCCAGAGTTTACTTGAGGCACAAAACAAGTCTGATACTGCTGAAAAACCACAAGAAGAGGAAGTTAGCTTTGAAGATGTTTTTTATGATGACCCTAAGAAGGCTGTTAATCAAGCCATAGAAAATCATCCAGATGTTTTGAAAGCAAGAAGGCAACAAGCTGAACAAGAGCAACAACAGAAGTTGAATGTTCTTGAGAAAGCATATCCAGATTGGCAAACGCGTGTCGCAGACAAGCAATTCCAAGAATGGGTAGGTGCTAGTGAAGTGAGAAAAGATATTTTCCGTAAAGCAGATACAGAATATAGACCAGATTTCGCTATTGAACTATTTGATATGTACGATAAAATCAATATGGTTGAAAAAACCAAAGAGGTTCAAAAGTCAGAGAAGGCAAAATCTAAAAAAGCGTTACGACAAACTGTATCAGAAACTCGTTCCACACAATCGGTAGGTGGTAAGAAAATGTATAGAAGGGCTGATTTAATCAACCTTCAAATTACAGACCCAAATCGTTATGCTTCATTGGCTGATGAAATTCAGTCAGCGTATGCAGAGGGTAGGGTTAAATAATCATTTAAAATAGGAGAAGTAAAATGGCGTTAGGTTCAAACCAAGTCACGACTACTATTGCTAATAACTTCATCCCCGAACTATGGAGTGATGAAGTAATTGGTGCATATAAGTCAAATCTAGTGGTTGCTAACCTAGTTACTAAGCTATCTCACAAAGGCAAAAAAGGAGACACGATACATATTCCTGTGCCAGCGAGAGGAAGTGCAAGTGCTAAAGCAGCAAACACACAAGTAACACTATCAGCAGCAACTAATACTGTTGTTGATGTGTCAATCAATAAGCACTACGAATACTCAAAGCTAATTGAGGATATCGCAGAAGTGCAATCTCTAGCTTCAATGAGGAAGTTCTACACGGATGATGCAGGTTATGCACTTGCAAAACAAGTGGATGATGACCTCTTTGCTCTAGGCGAGGGTCTACAAGGTGGTACTGTAGGTGGTTCAAATGCAGCAAGTTGGGAAAAAGCTGTTATCGGTTCA